TTTATCCACCATTTACTATATACTATAAAAAAAATATAGGAGTATAATATATATATAATATAATGGCGTTCCGACGAAAATTTTTTCAATCATTCGGCGGCTATTTCCTTAATAATCAATCCGTTACACCGTTTATTTGAAGTAATCCTTTAAGTAGGCCGGTCGGGATTGGTTACTTGAAGTAGGACTTTAAGTAAGTCGGATAAGTCGCTCATTCACTGAGGATTAAGTCGGTCGGGATAGTCGGTCGGTCGGTCGTTGGAGTCATTCGCTGTCCGTTTGTTCGTTCCGTATTGTCTGGAGTCAATCGGACAACTAAATCATTCGTTATGTAACTAATTTTGTAGTTATTCAACTAAGTTATTCGTTTGGTGTGCCGGTGTGTTAGTCGGGTCATACACTCAACTAATTGTTTAGTTATATAACTAACGAGATAGTTGTGTGACTATAAAGATAGTTATGTAACTATGTTTTTAGTTATTGGTGCTGCCGGTGATGCCGGACTATTAGTGTATTAGTGTACCCATACACTATATAACTACATGATGCTGGCGGGCTGGTACGTTTTTTTGTGGTTATTATAGTATATATATAACAAACCAACACAGCGGGCGTATAAAGTACTGAGTATTAATATATTTCCCGCCTGCAATCTTATAAATATTTGATTTATTGCAAGTTATAAAACGGCAAAAATAAAAGCGTGTTCTTTTTGAGGGTGCAAAGGTCTGTTTTTTGCGACTTTTGTCAAAAATCTGCAATTTTTGCCGTCCTGGATACCTATTTTTTGCCGTTTTTTTGCTCGTCAGGGGCTTGTAACTTACTGAATACCAATAAAGAAAAATTTTTTTGTAGCAAAGTAACACTATATCAAAAAAAATGTATTTTTGCTCCATCAAACAAACGAAAAAATAAGATTATGAAAGACAGTAGAATTTTTGCAGACTTGGTTTATTTCGGTAACGTAATAAATAACGGCCTTGAATGGGCTGGAATAGAATTCAATGAAATAGGTTTCTCGCCTATTATGAAAAAAATGTATAGCCGCGGCTATAGCAATATAACAACCTTGAAGGAGTTGGCAGCCTTTAGACGGTATAATAACAGATACTATTATAATGTAAACAGTAACTACAAAGGTTATTGCTTCGGCCTGCAGCGCATGGAGGCCAAAGATTATACAGATATAGAACTGTTAAAACTTAATTGCAGATAATAAACAAACAAACAAACAACAAACAATATTACAAACATTAAAAAATTAAAGTTATGAAAAACAGCGACATTTTAGAAGCCCTTAGGAATGAATGCAAGGACATGAACACAAAACAAGCCCGCGCCCATATCGAAAAAAAAACGGGTTTCAGTATTGAGTTGACAGGCAAAAAGCCCGCGCAGCATTATACCGTTTTTTATAACGGTGAACGTATTGCAAATATCGAGGGCATTCGCGGTATTAAGGGCACGCGCGGCGCAAATAGCGCCGTAACAGTCACCCGCCGCCCGCGCAAAGTGACAGCGACCAGAACGACCGCCGCCGCCGTGAACGTAACACGGCTGGCACTGTCTTATTTTCACGACTTAGACAGAGAGTATGAAGACAAAAAAGCGACCGCCGACAATACAGCCGCCGCCGCCGTGACCGCGTTAAAAGCTGCCGTCCAAAGTGGTTTATATACAGCCGCCGCCGATTATCTTAACAAAGCGTTAACCGCCGCGACAACCGCCGCCGCCGCCGCCGACCGCGCCCGCGACATCGTAACCCGCGCCGCCGACATTCGCGCCCGTTATACAGATTTTTGTTTATATAAGATTGAAAACCGCCGCGCCGCCGCCGACTATGAGAAACAACAAAAAATGTTATCTGTTTTAGACGAAACAACCGCCGCGACCGTAACCGCCGCCCTTAAGACTTCAGGACAATACATAGACGCGCCCGCGACTTTTTCCCGCCCTATCTGTGAGAATCTGCAAATTGTAACCGCCGCCGACCTTGTAACCGCCGAAACCGCCGCGACCTTTGCAGCCGCAGACCGTGACCGCGCCGCCGCCGACCTCGCCGCAACCCTCGCCGATGCGGTTTATTGTGACAACCTCGCCGCCCGCCTCGACATGACCGCCGCCGACCTTGCAACCCTTTTTAATGTGACCGCCGCGCCGACCGTGACCGAAACCGCCGCAAAGGTCGCAAAGGTCGCAAAGGTCGCAAAGGTAGCAACCAAGCGCGCCAAAAAGACCGCGTGACCGCCGCCGACATGGTGACAATCTGCCCGCCGCCGACATGGTGACGGGCTTTTTTTTGCCACATCGTAAACAGTTAACAAAAAACTATCAAAAAAGCAAAATTTTAATAACAAAACACAACGCATTGATTTTCAGTATAGTTTTTTCAAACGTGACTTTTTTGCCGCGTTTTTTGCAGCAAATGTATAAATATATAGGTGACTATATTATAACTTAATTTTGCCGCGTTTACAGCGCAAAAAAACGTATTTTTGCAGCTTATAAGATTCTAATCTTTTGCAGATGGCAACGGGGGGGGCACCCCTTATAGGAGCGACCAGCGACCGACTGTCACTCCGCAGAATTTTTCCTTTGAGAACCTGTTCAGTACCTAATTGGATTTTTTCTTTTTCAAACTTATTCAGTAGCATATAGAGGATTTTTATTTTTCATAAGTTGTTCAGTACCTTTTTTTTTAGGATTTTCAGTTTCCAAGACTTATTCAGTAGATTCTTAAAAAATTTTTTGTTTTTTTTTCAAGGTCGTTCAGTAGTTGTTGTTGGCGTTTGGGTATAAAAAAAGACCCTTGGTGAGTAAGGGTCTTGGTTGTTGGATAGGGTTGTTTGTCAGAACAGCATGTCGCCAAGTCGTCTGTAGAACAAGTATTCTGTGGTGTTTTTTGAAGTGGACGCTTTATAGCGGATGTAGTTGTAGTGAAGGAACAGGAATTGCGGAGGTGGGGTTTTGCAGTGTGTTTTTTGTTTGTTTTGTTGGGTTTTCAGTTTTTGTGTTTCTTGTAGAGTGTTTGCGGTCAAGATTTCGAGCGTTGAGGATATGACGGTGAGAGCCGATATTGAGCAGATGGTGGCGAGGCAGAGCAGAAAATGTTCGGCAATGTTGCTGTTTATGGTTAGCAAGACGGATGGTATGATGCTTGCTATTATTGCTGCGGCTTTTGCTTTGTGGGGTTTAGGGTTCATTGATTTAGTTTCTGTTTTGATTTGTCTTTGTCTAATCCGAAGTACCATCGGTAGGAGACGATGAGGTCAATGATGCCGCGCGCTATAACATAGACGAGCATGAGGGCGAGTGGTGCGCAGAACACCCAAGCTATTTTGTTGAGTATGATTGGTATGGCTACTACGACGGCGAGCTGCACAAACATAAAGGAGATAAGTATTATGTCTGTGTCGTAGGATTCTGCGAACTCGGAAAGCCTTTTGGTTGTTGACTTCTTCTCTTTCATTGTTCTTGTTGTTTTGCTTGCAGGAATTTGATTTCGTCTTGTATGTAGAATACGGCTTTTTGTAGGTCTTCGATTTGTTTGTCGAGGGGTGATAAGCCTTGTTCTTGTTTGAGGCCGGCACGCCAGATGTATTTGAGGGCGTTGCCTATGTTGAAGTCGTGGTGTCGTGCGACGGTTATGCACTCCACGCCGCTTGGGTGCTGGTAGTGTTTGGGGTGGTTGACTCTTTCGTCTTGTTTAGGTGTCGGTCTGAACGGCAGGTCGTGGGTGTATTCGCTCGGTTCGTCTATGGTGAGTTCGGTGATATAGCCGGACGACATTTCGTGTTGGGTGATGAAGTCTTCGGCTTGTTGTTTTGTTGAGAACGCTGCGTCGATGAAGAAGTCGCCGCAGAATTTGGACGATACTACGAATATGGTGGTTTTTTCTTTCATAATTCCGGTGTTTTTAGATGTTTTCCAATGCTTTGTCTGCTATTTCGCGTGCTATTTGCGGCACGACTTCGGGCATGAAGTTCATTTTGACGAGTTCGGTGCAGAGGTCGGCGATTAGTTTGGCTTTGATTTCCATCATGTTGAACTTGTGAGTTGCTTCGGCGGCTTTGATGCCCGCTTCGGTTATTGACTGCGCGAATTTGTCGTTGTTGCCGAACAAAGGTGTTTCTTGTTCTTGTCTGTAAGAATCTGGGTTTGTTGTTGTTTCTTTAACCATTTTTTCGTTTTTTGTTGATGTTTCTTTTTTTTTTAATTATTTTGAAATTGTTTCTAATAATTTGTCTATTTTATCGTCAGACATATTGATAATCTGTTTTATTGCGACGATTTTTTTGTCGAGGTATGGGTGTTCACTTCTGTATGTGACAACAGGCAAGGAAGCATATCCTTGTGTCAAGTAAAATTCTTGTTCGTCTTGTTTGGTAATCTCCAAGTCTTTGAATTCAAGTTTTGCGAAAATTCCGTATTTCCACACAAGGATGTCTTCTTTTTGCTGGATTGGGTCGAGATTGAAGTTCTGTTTCATATTCTTGTTGTTTTTCTTAACTATCATCGCGAACAGAGCCGCGAGGGTGGCTAATGTGGCGATTTCGGTCATATCATTCTCTGTAGTCGTTGTAGTTGTAGGTCATAATCGTGTTGTTCTATATCCAAAATATTTCATCTGCATTAAAATGTTCAGTATCATAATCACACTCCAAGTCTGTCAACGCTTGCATATACCCAGTCCAATATATAGCCTTTGCTTGTAGCCACTCTTTCTTTAGTGTGGTTTCATTGTTATTTGACTTTTTGAGATATTCAATTGCGTTTCTTTCTCTTTTTGCGAGCTCGTGGTTGATTTCAAAACGCTCTTTTGTAAAATTCTGATTATTTACATTGGTGTTATTCTCCTCTTCCATAATCTGTGTTTTTCTAAAAAAGTTTCATCTGACCTTCTGTTTTGTCGGTTAAATTGCAAGCAAACAGCTTTTCGGTCGCTTTTTTTGTGGTTGTTGCCGAAAGCTGGCTGTTTTTTAATGTTTGGTCTATAAGCGTGAACGGTGGCGTCGGCATGTCGTACTCGCAGATGAACACGGGGTGTTTTTGCGCCAACGCCCATTCGTAGAATGCCTCGTGGTCGAAGTCGTTGAGGTATTTGGCTGTTTTGCGGTAAGGAATGTCACAAATGATAACCGTGTCCCCGTCTGGTATGTCAAGCTCTCTGTAATCTTTCTGCGTGCTTTCCAAGTGTTGCAGCCTCGCGGTGCTTTCCAAGTGTTGCAGCCTCGCGGTGCGCTCCAAAGTCTCGCACCGTGCGTCCGCGTTTTTCGAGTGTTTGATAATGGTGCGCTTGACAAGTTGGTATCTTTGCATTGTGTCTTCAACGCTTTCAAGCCGTTTTTCAAGAGGTTCTGCATCGTCTTGGCTAATTATGCCCAACGCCGACAGTTCAGCCGTTTTTCGGTCGTTCACGGCGTTGTGTATGGCGTGTTTCCGTTCTTCTATGTCTTTTGCGTAGATGTAGTTTCTTTGGTTGTTGCCGAAAGACCAAATCAAGCGGACAAACGGGTCGTTGTATTTGTTTGCCTCAAAGTATTCACGTGAAATCCACCGTTTTTCGTCTTTGTACAATCCGTTGCAAGCGTCAATGAACAGTTTCGGCGCGTCTGTGATGTCGTTTGCTATTATTCTATTGAACTTACCGGACAGCATTGCCGCGTGAGTGAGTGCACAGCCGCCCGCAAAAGCATCGACAAGCGTGTCCGCTTTTGGAAGATGGCTTATGACCCATTCCGCGATGGTCGATTTGCTGCCCATGTAAGGGAGTCCGTATTTTTGTGTGCTTTTCGTCATATCGCTATTTTGTAGAATCTTTTTACCAAAAACTTGGTTTGCATATCGGGTTGTGTTTGTTCTTTCATCGCCTGCCGCTGGGTGAGCATGAAGTTCTCGAACTCCTTGTCGGTGTCGGTCGCGTTTGGTGTGAAGTTGTACTTGTTGATGATGCGTTGGAGGTCTTCTTGCACGTTGGCGAGTGCTTGTTGGTTGAAGTATTCGCAGGCGGCGGCGAGCAGGGTAGCGTCTATGAATTTTCGGTATTGTTCTATCGTCATTTCTTTTCCTATCTGATTCTTTCACTCATTTTCTAATACAAGTCTGTTCTTTCGATGTTCAGTATGTTTTTCCCTTCTCCAACAGTGTCAACAACCTCTATAGCGCATTGAAGAATATTTCTGATGTTGATAATTTGCTCAATATTGTCTATATTGACAAAATATCTCTTGTGTCGGTATTCGTCTTTCTTGTACACAACGTCAAATCCGTAACATTCAAGTTTCAACGCTGTTTTTTTCGGCACGCACGTCGCGTCTGTTGTTATTTTTAACAGCATTTTTCCTCGTTTTTGGTTTCTCTGTGTTCTTTGATGAAATTGTACAATGTTTTGCAGTATTGGTTTACGAAATCGTCTGACGATGCAAGAAGAGCAAAGCCGTCTCCTTCGCCTCTTGCGAAAGCCGAAAGGTGGAACAGCATATAGTACATCGCGTCAAGTTCCATCTGCATTTTCGCAACCTCTCTGACCTCGTTGTCTGTCAGGCGTGTTTTCCTTTTTGCTTTTGTGCGTTTGTTCATTGCTGCTGGTTTTGTTGGTTCTTCTTGTTGAGTTGGCGGTAAGACCCGTTTGCGAAAAGCACGGGGTGCATCATCTCGTTGAATCGGTCTGCGATGCGGTCGCCGTAGCGTTTGCGTATCTCGTCAACGGCAAGATTTGTGGTGATGATTGTGGTCAGACGGTTCTGATAGCGGTGGTAGAGCAGTTCGCTGATGGGCGATATGTCCGTGCCGAATACGTTGATATAAACAGGCTCAATTCCGAAGTCGTCGATGGCGAGCAGCGGGCATTTCTTGATTTCGTCAAACTCGGCGTACTTGAACTTGTACATTTGGTAGAGTTCAACGCTTTCAAGCCGTTTGAAGCCGATGTTCACGCCACGGTGTTGTATGTTCTTGGTTGAGAACAAGTTGCTTATGGCGTCCATAAGTGTCGTTTTGCCACTCCCGACATTGCCGTAGAGCAGAAGTCCCGTTTCGTCCTTGTCGCAGAGCCATCGACCGATTTCCGAAAGCCGGCGGTTGAGGTTCTCATCGACCACAAGTTTGAATCCGAGCGATTCAACCTCAACTTGCAGGGCGAGACCGAGTTCTTGGGTGGCTTGTTCGGGCGATGAGTATTCGGGCTTAAAAGACTTGGTTCTGTTGGTCTTCCTCAGAGAAAGTTCTGACAAAAGCTTCTTGATGTCTTGTTCTTCCATAATCTTGTATGTTTTGGTTGATATTCGGTAAATTGTTGTTTTGGACAGCCGTTTCTATGCCGTAGTCGGCGAAGTTGATATTGTCGAACCATGAGGCCGCACAGCCGCGCCAATCACGCGCCACGCAGACCATGATTATGTCGTTGTTGGTAATCTTGTATTTCTCCCTTATTTTCGAGAGCTGGCCAAGCAGCATATTGAACGCCGTGCGGGTGTTGGCGGCTTTCTTCTGTTTGCGTACAGCCATCCAGTCGCGGGCGACCTCTTCGTTCACGCCTGCTTCGATTAACGCTTTGGTGAAGTCGAATTTCTCGGTTTTGCGTTTCTTTTTCTCTTTGTCGAGCGGCTTGTTCCAGTTCTCGTCGAAGAAGTTCTTGCAAGCCTCTCTAAACGCTTTGTCTTGCTTTTCCATAATTCCGTCTCTTTGTTTTTGTCCGTCTCTTTGTTGTTGTTTTGAAAATCAATCGGTCGGGTTGAGGCGGTGAAGAGACGGTTGACACCACCGCCCGACCGTTGAATGAAATTATATGTCAGAATTTCACGGCAAAGATACAAAATATTTCTATACGTTCAACACTTTTATAAAAATATTTTTTCGCCTATTCAAGCCCATATCTAACTCTTTGCTGTTCAATAAATTGAAAAAGCCACGGCTTGAACATGAAATGCAAAGAGTAGTGAACATTCTCTTTGAGGTACTGCTCTGCGAACTCACGGTCGCGCTTGTCGAGGTTCTTGATGCCTTTTTCAAGGGCGACCGACAGCCACGCGGCTTTTTTGTCGTTGAGGTCTTCGGCTTTTCTTCTCTTTTCTGCCATGTACTTTTCTTCAAGCCGGAAAGCGGCCATATTGACCTCTTTTATGCTCGGCAGCGGTTCTTGTTCATTCATATCTTAATTGAGTCTTTTAAGTGTGTTTTTGACGATTTGCGACACTTTCTTGTACACTCTCTCGGGCGACATAAACGGGCGTTTCTTGACCACCTCGATGGTCAGCGACATTTCGTAGGAAAGCAGCATCTTGGCGAACTCGTCTTTTGCCTGCTTTTCTCGGTTGCCGAAAACCTCTTTCAAAACCTTGATTGCATCTTCGGGCGGCACAACGTGAAACGGAGAGTTGTTTTTGCCGTTCTCGTCTTCAATGATGTCGAAGTCCTCGCTGTTGTATATTTCCTTGTTTATTTCGTCAAGGTATGTGTTTGTGCCGACTTTGCGCACCTCGACAATTTCGCCAGTATCCTTGATTCTGACTTTGATTGTTTCTTTCGCCATCTTATTTGTTTTTGATTGTGACGTTAAGGTCTTTGTAGGTGCACTTGGCGATTCCGCCGCACTTGGTTTCCGGCTTTTCTTTGAAAGCGGCTATAATTCCGTTGTAAGCCTCGTTGTAGGTGTCGTAGTGCATCGGTTGCAACACTCCGTCAAGTTCGATAATGTAAAATGTCTGGTCTTTCATTTGGATTGTCTTTTTATTTTTGCATTGTAGTTTAACAGTTCAATTTTGCGTATTGTGTTTCTTTCATATTCCGCGAATCTTGATTTCTTATATAGTTCTATTGCGTCTTCAATTGTTTCAGCAACAAAAACGTCATCATTGATTTGATAGACGTTGATGTAGTCATAGGTATCAAGAGGGTGAATTTGTTTTTCGTTCATAGCAATTCTAATTGGTTCTTGTCTTTTTTTGTGTACTTTTTATGCTTGGTCTGCATATATGGGCAGATAGTGCCTTTCATAATAAAATCGCGGCAGATTTGTATTGTGCGTTCGTTGATTGGTTCATAAGAGTGCATTCGCGTGAAAATATCACGCTGTATTGAGCAACGGTTAGGCATATTGTTTTCGTCGCAATTCGTATAGGTATAATCACCTTTTGGCATACTTGCCTTTACGCACTTGCAACAGCAAGCGTCTTCAAACATCATATATTCCGTGCCGTTTGAAAACGGGTCTTTGTTCACTTTTTTCATCTTTCTTGTCTTTTTATCTTTGCATCGTAATGCATCAGTTCTACATTTTTAATATTGTCATTATCATAACCAATAAGCCGCGATTTTTTCCATAATTCTATCGCTTCCTCAATTGTATTTGCGACAACAATATCATCGTTCACCTTGTAAACATTTGTAAACTCATAATAGTCTAACGGTTTTTTTGTTCTTCTTTCATAATTGGTTTTGATATTTCTGTTGTTTGTGATGTTGCAGAAAGTGTATAATTTGCTTCTTGATATTTGGAACACGCAAAACTATCTGCTTCTGATGTCGGATACACACACGAACTTTTCATAAAACAGATACAAGTTCCGCAAGTTTTTATTTCAATTTTTTCCATAATTCTTGATTTTTATCGTTCCGTACGAGTCTGTTGTAGTAGAATAATGTCCAAATTCTGCTTTGTTGAACTCCTCGTTCATGAATATCCGCCAACAGGTTTTGAATCCCTCCTCGTATGCGGCGGCGACAAGCTCGCCTGCTTGTTTTGCAATGGCTTGTACGTTTTCTCTGCCTATTGCAAATTTTTCTTCAATTTCTTTTCTGTCCATATCAAATTAAGTTCTTCTTTACTGAATAAACGAGGATGTTGTCCATCCATTATATAATGCCAGCGACACCACCAATGTTCTTTACGTTTGACAACATAACGGACTAACCCCATCCCTAAATACAAACTTGTTATTCTAACTTTCATTTATAAGTTTCTAAAAGTCATATCAAATTTTCAAGACAATATTTTATTGCCGGTTTGGACAATCTATGTCCACACCGACTAATCTTATAAGCAACGCTTTCAGCGACCGCTTTCTGCACCACTTGATGACGTATTTGTGCAGGTAGTACAGCCTGTCTTCATGTTCGCCCTCGATGGCTTTTTGGTTGGGTTGCACCATAAGACACGCATAATCAGCATTGTTTGCAAAATCAATACATTCTTGTAGTGATTTATACTTGAATATATCAACCTTGAATCTTGCTTGTCTCAATGCTTTTTTCTTTTGCATATTGATTGAAATGTCTTCCAATATGCTTGTGAGGTCGATGCCTCTTGTCTTGTTGCCGTTGAAATAAAAAACTGCCATATTCTTGCTAACGTGATTTCTATTTTAATTGTTAAATAGATTGACGCTTCATCGCGTCAGCCAATGCCGACCACTCCACGTCCTCTACCCCTACCACGTAGGGTGATTTATTGTTGTTTATTAAATTCTGTTCCTGCAAGCCGAATCGTAGAATGTTCACGGCGGCGAGCAAGTCCCTGTCGTTGTCGCGACCGCATGACGGGCATACCCATCTTCGCTGTGACAGTTTCAATTCTTTGTAAACGCTACCGCACAAGCACATCTTCGAACTCGGCTCGAACCTTCCGATGCGCACAAGGTTCTTGCCATACCAATCGCATTTATATTGTAACTGTCTGAAAAATTCAGACCACGCGACAGAGCTTATGCTTTTTGCAAGGCAATGGTTTTTAAGCATACCATCCACATTCAAGTCCTCTATGACTATGGTTTGGTTCTCACGCACAATCTTCGATGTTGCTTGGTGAATAAAATTGGTACGCTTGTTTCTTATGCGCTCGTGCTGTTTTGCGACTGCAAGTTTTGCGCGTTCTCTGCGTTTGCTGCCTTTCTGCTTTTTCGCAAGCCGTCTTTGCAGCACTTTGAGACGCTTTTCCGCTTTTTCAAGAAATTTAGGATTCTCAAACACTTGACCGTTTGAAAGCACGGCAAAATCCTTGATGCCGACATCAACACCTACAGAGGTCTTGAAATCAATCATTGGTTTTTCTGGAATAGGCTTGCCGTCATCAACGGTTATAGATATATAGTATTTGTTAGTCGGTGATTTAGACACGGTGCAAGTGCCGATTTTGCCAACAAATGTTCTGTCGCAAGCAAACTTTACTTTGCCTACTTTCGGCATTTGAATGCGTTTGCTTTCAAAATCAACATACACTTGTTGAACAAACTGGAACGATTTACCGTTTCTTTTCTTTGATTTGAACTTCGGAAAACCTTTCTTTTCTCTAAAAAAGCGGGTAAACGCGGCATCCATATTGCGTATAGACGATTGCAGCGATTGATTTGAAACCTCGGACAGCCATTCTGTCTCATCTTGTTTTTTAAGGCTTGTTAGCTCTTTCGCAATAGAAACATAGCTGAGCCTTTCGCCGCTGTTTTGGTATGTTTCAATTCTTCTCTGCAACGCCCAGTTATAGACATATCGGCAGCAGCCAAACGATTTCTCAAAAAAAGTCGCTTGTTCCGCTGTTGGGTATAGCCTATATTTGTACGCTTTAATCATGCCGCAAAGATACAAAAAAATTAAATACGATTGGTTTTAATTTTTATAAAAAGCGTTGTTTTTTTTCAAAATTTTCAAAATATTTGCATTAACATTTTGATTTTCAGTTAGAAAAAATTAGAAGTTCTCTTAATACTTTCCAATTCTTTCCAATTCTTTCAAAACTTGAATGTTTTTATTTGGTTATTTTCTTATTGCCAATGAATAAATCGTATCCGTCTGATTTTACGAGTTTATGCCTCTCTTGTGTCTTGTTTTCTATCCATGAAAAACTCTTGTCTGTCTCGCTTCCGTTTATCTGTAAATCGGCATACGTATCAATGCTATCCAACAAATCCCAAAGTTTTACAATTATTTCGTCTTTTGTCATTTTATTTTATTTCCTTTACACAACCACATCCATCTCGTAACCGCACAACCGCAGCAGCTGCTGAAACTGATGAACGTACTTGACATCGCAAGCACCTATCGTGTCATGTTCTTCATTGTCAATATGCACGTCCCAGTAGCCGTCACCGCTGTAGGTTATGTCGGTGACTATTATGCGCTTGTCTTCGCTCTCAAACATCACGTTTGGCTTCACAAGAATGTCATTAACCTTCTTGATGCCGTTCTTCTCAAAGAATTCTTCGGTGAGCGGGATGGGTTCAAGGTCTAATCCTACTGTTGGCTTTGAATTATACAAAACGTATTGAAGCCCATACGCATCGTGTCCATGCGTGAAAAATCATACGCTGTTAGCTGAGTGTTTCTCTCATAATGCTTATTGTATACCCAATCACCAATCATAAGTTTCTTTATATCCATTCTCATTTTGATTAAAAGCGTACTCTATCTTTTATTGATTTTAGCCAAGAAAGAAACCTGTCATAGGCCGCATTATCGTAATCTGGAGCACGAGATTTGTTTGCCTCAATCTCACAAATTATCTCTCTAAGGGTTTCTTCATCCTCTTTGCTCCAGAAAAGCTTCTGCTCACCTTGCTTCTCAAGCTCTACACTTGTGAGAAACATATTCTCGAAACTTGCGCCATTGAAAAATTCTCGTTTCAAGTCTTGATAAAGCTGCATAATAACTTCTTCTTTCCGTTCATCAAATTTGTCTGTGACATATGACAACCCATACAAAACATCCATTTCTTCTTTGGATGGTTTCCAACTTGATTTTTTACCTTGGTTTTTAAGCCAAGCAATAGCCCACTCTAAAAGAGCAATTCTTTTTTCGTGTCCTCCATTACAGTATTCATTCTGACAATTTGCAGCCCTTAAAGAACATTTCAATTCATCAATTAAATCCTTAATATTCTTCTCATCCTCGCTCTCTTTGAGTTCGGGGAAGATGTACTCAATTCTTTCAGGCATCATTCCTTGTTCCCACATTCCTTTTGCTCTTGAGAGAGCCTCTCTGTATTCCTTCTTGTAATCCATAATTTGTTGTTTAAATGTTATACATTCCTTCTGGTGCTTCCAAAGCCAGACCCTTTTCAATTAAACCACGGTAATCAAAGTGGTGGGCATTAAGCCAGTCAACATTATTAGAATCGGTAAGAAAAACAGCAATTGCATGATTAAGCCTCGCCTCAAACTGTTTTTCTTTAGGAATATCTTGCCAGTTTGTACATTCAATATCTTTAATACCAGACTGGCAGACACACTCGTTTAGTTCTTCCTCCGTCATACTTGACATTGGACGGAGATAGGGTTTGATGAATTCGACAGGCACACCATAGTCAAGTTCGTAGGTATATCCTCTTAACATCTGGAACCTTTCACTGCAAGGGTATGCGTATAGAATATTCGGTTCCAATGAAATATCCTCTATAGTCTTTTTCTTATAATCAAGAATGAAGTTCAAGTTCTTTCTGTAAGTGTATTCCAAATCTTCGTCGGATGGCAAAAATTCCAAATATCCTTTAAAATCTATTGCAACCTTAACATTATATGGCAACCTTACACATAGATCTTTTAACAATAATTGTTTTTCTTGTTCTGTCATAACTTTATTCCTCCTCTGATATAATTTCTGTGTTATAGATTGCCGACAGACCCATCGGATGACCGTAAGACATATAAGCCTCCTGTTCCATTTCCATTGCATCTACATCGTCCCATGTCAATGCAATGTATGAATGTATCTGGTCCGAATAATACGGATCAATCGCTGTGTATTTTACTATTCTACGTGGCATAATCACTCCTCCATCGCTTTTTTGAAATAGTTTTTTAGTACGTTCACACACATAAATATTGTTGACTCATCGTCTTCCTGAGTTTCTTTGATTTCAATAAATCCATCACGTTTCAGCCCTTCAATAAGACGAATTAACAATTTATCATATATCATTTCTTTCCCTACATTGGCTTTTATTGCTAAATTCGAATCATATTTATACGAGATTGAATATTTTTGCACTTTATTCGCAAACTCTTTTTCCGCCCATTTTACGCCGGCTATAAAACTTGGGTTCACGTTCATTTCGCGTGCAAAATCGGCAAAAGCATCACCGCCAATTGCTCGCGGGTTGGTTGACAACTGATAATCAATAGACGCTTCTCTTATTTGTTCTTCTCTTGTCATAATTATTCCTCCATTGCTTTTATGAAATCTTTGATAAGTTGCTCTGTATCATAAACTACTTCTTTTTCGTAAGTGTCTCCATTATATTCCCAATAAGCGTAAATGCAAGCCATGTCTTTCAGCCACTCGCACGCTTTTTCAATCATTGTTTCGTTTTTCCATTTTGCCATTCTCAAAGCACACGCTAATCCGCGCTCTTGTTCATTGTGGTAAAAGAAATCTTCTGTTTCTTCTACTATTTTTCTGGCCTTTTCTTTGTCTGTCATAATCTTAATTTTCATAAAGTTCTTTTGCTTGTTGAATAATGGTCATAACGGTTTTTGAACCAATTTCATTTGAATAGGCATATAATTGAATAAGCAACATTCGAGTTACTTTTTCAAATTGCGCGTCTTTCCATTCTGCCATTTCAATAGCACCAGCTCTTTTAAATGTTGTTTGGACAATTTCAACATCGTCCATGTCCTCATAAAAAGGAAACATCTTTTTTACTTTTTCTTCGTTTGTCATTCCTCGCCTCCTTCCTTGTATTCTCGCCTAAATAAATAAAAAGCGTCCATAAATCCGTTGTTGCCTGTGTAGTAATACGGATAATACAAAAACTCGTATTTGTCCGTGTCCATTTTATTTTCTGTAATGATTCGTTTTGCCATAGCTTTTGGTTTTTCATAATAGAACATAGTATATCCGTATTCTTGACAGCATGTCTCCCAGCCATAATGCGACAAAGTAGGGATTACGGAGTCTCTTACCCATCCTTTTACGCCATCCCTCACATACCACTTTTCTATTACGTTTTTTTTCCTAAACGTCGCCCAAGATGTAATTTTCATTCCGCGCCTCCTTCCTTGATGCCGTAGAGCGGCTTGAGTTTTTCAATTAGCGGTCGGAAATTGCGCAGGAACTCGTCGCGCAGGTCTATGGTTTTGAAATGTAGTAGCAAAGGAGAAACGCAATTCGTGCAGATGCAAATATCGCCATAAGCAAAGTCTATGCAATATTTGTTTTCCGCTCCTTTACTCCAATCCGGCACCCAGTCGCCGTTGTAGCAGTTGCGCAGAAGTATAAGTTTAATTAGAGCAATAAGCGCGTCTGAAAATTCCGGGTTGTCCGTAAAATCAGCCATAACACAGGGGATATTTACTTGTGTTGTTATCCTCCTATTGTCTAAAGGGTCGCATTTTGGTCTGAATGCAAACGGGACTGGAAACATCTCACAGAATTCCTCCCACGATTTCGGCAGTTTCCGCTTTTTCTCTTTGAACGTGACTACTATGTGACCGTCTTGTGTCTCGATTTTATCAACCTCGCAGCCGGAGGGTATTTCTAATTTGGTTTCTTTCATAACTTTTTGAGTTTAATTTTATGCGACAAATATACAAAAAACTTTGATACGTTGAACATTTTTATAAAAATAAATTTTCTTTCATAACAAAAAGAGAATCAGACGGTTGAAAAATTTATGGCAAATTCTGTTATGGCAAACCCGCCCGACTCTCTTCGTTTTTTTCGCAAGAATTTGAAGATGTTTTGCTTTTTTTAGAACAACGACAGCTGAACTTTTGGTTCGTAAGAAGAATCGTATGTTTTGTTGTCGCCTTTTGGATACGGTTGTATTTTATACGTCAAACATTTAAGCATCTTCTTTTTATCTGATTTGCTGCCTAAAAACATAAAATATCTGTGCTTTCGTGCCCTTTCTTCAAGAAAAATGTTTTCTTTGCCAAACTTTTCTTCCAAAAGCTTTTTTCTTGATTTTCCCGCGACATTTTCGTTTTTGTCTGCACGACCAACCTTGTCGCCGATACTTGCTTGATGAAGATGTTCAAACCCTTTTACCTTGACATCTGTGAAAGGGACAGAAAGACCTGTGTAAATCCAATTTGTCGCTTGGTATATGTAACCGTGATGACCTTGTTCGGAATCAGCAAACGATACAATAGGCACTGGTTTTGGCAAAAATTTGAAAGTCTGTGAAACAAACCAAGACAATGTGTTTTTCGGCAAACCGTCATTTACGCAAAGACGGTTGAGTTCAAGAATAGTATCGTAATACCCCCCCCTAAACACTTTTTTAACCCAGGACTAAAAGGATGCCCATACGTACACACACCGACTATCACGTTATTTTCAAATAATCCGAAAGCGTATGAAATAGGGCACATTCTGTGAGCATAATGCTTTTTGAGCAACCATTCTTTTGTGTCAAACGTGTCTATTGGCAAAACCTTATAGTTGCCATTACTTTTGTTGTATTGTTCATTTTTCATAACAAAACCGTCTCTTTTATGATTTTTTTTACGATATTCGCCAGCAACCCTCTTGGCGGTCGAAGGTCAGCGTAATCTGGGCAAGCATCGGTGTCTTCGCTGTGTGACCCGAAACCGTGCAGACAATCTCGTCTTTGAAATCGTCAATAGTGATGTTAGTCACGTCTTTAATGTTGCCGAGATTGCCGTAAGCCATTGCGATTGCGGCTTCAAGTTCATTCTTTGTCATATTCTTCAAGCCATTTTATTTTTTTTTCTTCAAATTCTTTTATTTTATCATCGGTACAACCGACAAGTTTCAAAATTTTTATAAAATCTTGTAAATCTTCTTCGTTTGACGGATGAAAATTGGCTATCACAGAATCAAAAGGTTGAATATATTTTTTTAGAACAAGCTTTGCGTCTTCCATTGCCTCTTCTTTTGCTTTTTCTACTCGATATTCAATATATTCCTCCTCTGTCAAGTCGCATATTATGAAATTGTCAACAATTGTGCTAAATACGCAATACAATCCGTTTGGCTGCTTTGAAACAATTCTTCCCATAATTATTGTTTTAGTTACTACCTGTTGAACCAAGACCGCCGCGTGCCACGTTGCCGAGGCAGTCAACCTCTACAAATTCAATCTTTCTTGTAAACAGCCACTTGATTTTCTGCCAAGGTTTGGCGAACTGGTTTGGTTGGATTCTGAACTGACAGATGCGTGTGTTAGCCGGTATCTCAACCGCTTTTTGGCAAACCGCGAGAAAATACCACTCATCGGTGTCCGATTTGTAACTTTCGTCAATTACCCCTTGACCGTTAGCGAGCAGCATCCCGTATTTTCTATATGTGCTGCTTCTCGGCAACACGACAGCCTCAAAGCCTTTTGGCAACTCCATCGCAATGCCCAAGGGTATCTGATGGTACTCACCTTGCAAAACGCTGATTCTCTCTTTTGTGCGAAGGTCTAACCAGTCGCCTTGAGGCAGTCTTTCGATTTTGTCAACAACGCTGCCGTCGCTGTTCTTGATTCTCCTGTATCTGATTTTCATAACTTGTTGTTTTTTTGTTTGAAAATTAACTCTTCTATGAATTTCTCGTAATCTTTTGTGTAAACCGCCTGCATCTTGCGTGTCGGGAACATTCCGTCCCACAACACGGAGTTGTTGGCAAGCGACTTGCTCGTGCCGAACTGCATGATTTCGCCCGTCTCGGTGTCAACATAGACGCACGTCACGCCTTTGCGCTTGGCGTATGCAAGACCGGAAATGTCTTTCTCAAGCTTTTTCGGCTCGTTCCATCTTCTTCTGTTGTTTTTTCTAATCATCTTTTGCCATTCAAGTAAATCTTCCATTTGTTTTTTTTTTGCTTTTGTTTTTTGCGGTGGTGTGCGGGGTCGAACCGCGTCCTAATGTTACATCTTGCTCCGTCGCAAGCCTCACCACCGTGTGCAGCCGCCGGAAATAGTGGATAAGAATGTTGGCGACTGCTTGGTTTTATTGTAGAATAGGTAAAGAACGCTGCGTCTTTTTTGCGGTGTGACCGTCTCTGTTGTCACCGTGTAGTTGCCGGACTTATCCGCTCCGGCTGACGATAGTCATCATGAAAAATTCTATACTGCGCCTCTTTTCGGCTGGCGCGTTCCGTTAGTTTATCGGCACGTTTTCCCCGTCTATCTTGAAACCTTTGCTTGTCCATTGTATCTTGTCGTACAAATCCGCGGCTGTCGTGATTTTTGTCTCCCGTGTTTCGTCTGTCATCCATTCGTACTCTTTGATGTTCATCATCAGCATTCGTTTTTGCAAAGAAGCGAAATGCCTCGTGTCAAAGATTCGTACATCTGTCGAGTATTTGTAATAACCCGCTATTTTCCCGTCAACGGAGACTATAAGCATGTACGCTTGCTCTCTTTTGGCTTGTTTCAAGCCGTAATTGTCTCTTTTGAACATAACATTTTCCTTTCTTGTTTTGACTTTTCCACGAATTTCACGCTTTCTTCGTGTATCAGCGTGAAGAACTTTGTCAAAGCTTCGCTGATGCCGTTGAGCTTGGGCTTTTTCTCTCCGTTGAGAAGCTGCGAAGACACGTAGTCGTCAATATAGCACAAACTTTCTTTTACCGAATCGTACTCTTCGCACCATTTGCCGTACATCTTTCTGTGAAGCGTGTTCAGAATGTCCACAAGACCGCCGAGAAAGCCGACACAGAAAACGCAGTCCACAAACTCGTACTTGACGTTGTTTATAAGTTCTCCCTTCATCAGATTCTCGACCCATTGGGTGTTTTTCTCAAGACTATCTACAATATCGCACACGCTTTCGTTGAAATGCTCTTGTATGCGCTTGTTAAGCATCTGCCTGTTAATCTTTCGTCTTACATCGTTGAAGCGGTATTGTATGCTGTTGGCGTGCATACGGTAGTTCTGACTCACAAACGGTATGTTGGTAAGACGTATAGCGAAATCCTCGGCAATCTGGTTCATTATGCACATCTCGGCGACAAGCACAAGACGCTCGTGAATCACCTCTTGTTCGCTGTACGGTCTGACGGTCACCTTGTAACTGCCGCTGACAGACGGCTTGCACACGTATTGATAGTTACTCGGCATTGTCTCTTTTGTATTTCTTGATGATTCTGTTGATGCCGGCGGTGCTGTAGAAGCCGTATTCTTCGGCTATGGTGCGCATGGCGATAGTCTTCATATACCCTTCGGCTACCAACGCCTCATAGCGTGCCACGATTTTCTTGTCGCGCTCTCTGATGTTCTTTTGATAATCTGTTATTTTTATGTTATCCATTGTTGTTTATTTAAGTTTTGAAAAAAAGCGCGGCGGTAATAAATAATGTTATAAATACAAAAAAATATGAAAAAAAAGAACCAAAACTTGGAATTTTTCCGCCGCGCTTGTCGTAATTGTTATCCGTTAATCATCACGGGCATGATAAGCAGTGTCTTGTCGGGTCTGTTCGCATCAGTGAGCGTGGCAGCCTTGTTAGATGAGTTGATGTTGATTACCACATCGTGGCTCGTGATTTCGGAAAGGCACATATTAAGGAAATAAGCGTTGAACCCGATTTGCACATCGCCGTTCTCGCCTTGGTAGCTTTTCACGTTTATCTTCTCGTTGCCGCCCGTGCCGAAATCCGCGTCTTCTGCGTGAATGTTGATTTCGCTTTGTGAACATTCAAGCACAACGGTCTTCGTTGACGCGCTCGCGAGGTTTTCCATTCTCTTCGTGGTCGCCACAAGCTCGTCTTTGACGACACTGAAATGCTCAACTGTGCTTGACGGTATCACGCTACGGTAGTTCGGGTATTTTCCCTCTTGAAGCGTGAAGCACACCTCGTTCTCGCCGACCTTGAAAGACGCGAATTTCTCGTATGTCCTTATTTCAAGAGGAAGTTCGCTGTCGCCGACAAGACCTACGAGAGCGCGGCTTGTTGTCTTCGGTATCAGAAGCTGCGTGCCAGCACCGACAACACCATCCGACTTGATTTTCTCGCAAATCATCTTGTGTGCGTCTGTGGCGCAATACTCCAATCCGTCTTCCAAGAACGTGAGGCACACCGCCATCATCGTCGGTCTCAACTCATCGCTGCCGACAAAGTTCTTCGTTGAGTTGATGATGTACTTTAGTGTCTGCGAAGGCATCACGCACTTGTTGAGCATGTTCTCTTTTTCTGAGTTGAAGTTCACAGGAAACTCGTCAGATGAAACAAACGGGAATTTAGCCTTGCCGCTGCCGTAAACCACCTCGAAGAAAGAATCTTTGAAATCAAGCGTGACGTTGTAGTCGGTCAGCGTGGCGAGAATCTTCTGCAAGCCGTCTGCCGGAACGCACACGTCTATTTTCTCAAATACCGGCTGTTCAGCCTCTACAAATGTCTTTGCGGCTATGCTTGCGCTGTTGCTCTCAATCTTCACTTTCGTTTCGCCGCCCTCTACATATATATGTATATAGTCGGTGATGGGCAGCATCTTGTTGACACCCGCGCAGCTTGCGCCGAACGAAAGAGCGTCAATCAAATTCTTCTTGTTGAAAATCAATGTATTACTCATAAATCTTAATTGGTATTCAAATCTGCGGCAAAGATAACATTTTTATCAATATGTTCAACAGAAAAATGAATTTTTTCTCAAAAAAATTTTTTCTCGCTGATAGTCAGACAAATACACGCAAACAAAAAAATTTTTTTCACTTTTCTTGCCGAGCGAACGAAATATTTTGTATTTTTGCCGCGTCTTTTTGAAGATGATTCGTACCACAAAGACGGTCTTGACAAATTGACAATATATAAGAACATAGAGATATAAGCTAATATAACCAACAGTCCGTCTTTGTGGTGTGCCGAAAGGCATAGGGCTGTTTAGCAATAGAAGCCCTGCGACAATCTTCGCGGGGCTTTCTGTTTTTAAGAAAGCAAGCCGAATGGCGGCAGTTTGTAATGACCGCCGGCTGAATCTGAAAAAACAAAAACAACCGTATTAAAAGACCTGTAATGCGTGGTCGAGATAAGAGTAGAACCCACAGCGCGTATTGCAGTGAAAACCCGCTCATACTGGCGTGACGGTGAAAGCCCGTCGAGGGGCGTGAGAGCGGGACGTCGGATGTGACAGACAGACGTGCGCCGATGGCATTATCGAAAGGTCTGACGCTCGGTACGCAATGCCGCGTGACCGAAACGCCGATGGGTGACGGGCGAAGGGAAACCGAAACTCACCGAAATCCTTATGTGGCAAGCAACCCTCGAAAAAATTTTTTTCGCTTGCCGCTAAGGGGGAACTACGCCTTAGAGGTTCAGCGGCTCGTGAAACTGAAACGGTGTCGATGATACGATGATAACGATGAGTTAATAGTAAAACATAGTAGTAAAAACGAGTAAAAATAACATATTTTTATTCTTTTTATATAATTAACGCGCCGACAAAAAAATTCAAAATGCTAAAAATCAAATAGTTATGGTAGAAATTACAAATATAGAGGTTTACAACCTTGAAAGGGCGGTTGTGGCGAGCGGCAACGCTATGAGGCTTGAGCCAGCCGAATGCACAAAAGAAGATTTTGAGAGAGGTCTTGAAAGGTGCAAGAAGTTGGCGAAGATGGGTGGCGGTACAGGTCATTCTAATTTCAGAACAGGCATCTTGGTGACTTTCGACTTGAAATACCCGCAGTATTTCACCAAGCAGTTACAGAGGTATCATTTTCTTCAATACGTGAGCAGCACGTCTATGATGCACCGAATCACGAAGATGGACTTTGACAAGTGCTGCAACAAGTACGTGTCGAAATCCGTGAAAGACATTATGGATATTCTTGTCAATTACTACAACGAACTGCAAGAGAACTTTTGCAAAATGGAGAAATGGTATGACACGGCAGGCGAATACATGAACTATGTGTGCAGTATCGAAGACGATGTATTTTACAAGTTTAACAATGACATTCATGTTGACCGCGCCAATATGCTTTACGACTGCTATATGCGCATCATCAGCAACTGCCCGATGGGTGCGGAACTGACCGTTCACGTGTCAACCAATTACGAGCAGCTGGCGACAATCTACAAACAGCGCAAGAACCATAAACTGAAAGAGGATTGGGGCGAGTTCTGCCGATGGATTGAATCGCTTCCTTATGCGAAAGAACTTATAATCGGAGAGGAGTAAGGTATGACCAAAATAAAAATAGAGCATGTCGTCGGCAAAGACAAAGCCGCCGCCGTGTATGACAACGACTGCTACAACATATATTTCAAAGACGCTCTCAAATGGGTTCTCTACAGAGGCGGTTTGTCAAACCGTCAAATGGTCAAGTATGTCGAGCGGTGGCTGCAAACAGAAGGGTATAAAATTACAACAACAACAAAATACACAAAAGAAAAAGAACAATGAAAGTTTATATCATAATCGACGAGTTTATCAATGTTTACGACGAACATAGCAGAGACTATTGCGATTGTTTTGCGAACGCGGAAGAGGCGTTGAAATACATCGCCGACTACCAAAAAGACGGTCATAAACTTGTAGTCATTGAAAAGGAGTTTGACGACCCGTATGTGCCTCAGATTGCACCGATTTACCCGTACTGCCCATACACGCCGCAAACACCAAAATCGCCTTATGAACCTCCATACACTATATCTTGCTCTGTTGAGCAACGAAAGGAGGTTGACAATGATTAAGAGCGTGGAGTCTTTTTTCGAGCGTGCCAAGGCGAACACGCCGGCTTGCAAAGAGTATTCTTTGAAGATAATGCACGCCAAGAGCAAAATGGAGATTTTCAAGGCTGGTCTTGAAATCCAGTCGATAGAGTTTTTGTGCAAAGCCATCGACGAGGGGTGGGGCATGACCTCTGACGAGATTTGCCGCGATTTCGCCACGTATTTGAACGGCAAGTGCGTTTATGACGGAAAGTACACCTCCGAGCTTTATTGCCGCTTTAACGGCGAAATAAAAGCAAAATCAACGGTGTACTGCCTCATCGACTGCGACTGCGTGCTGAACCTCGAAGAAGAATGGCGGCTGTGCAAGCTGTATGTTGTCGGCGACTCGCACGTTGAAATCAAGGGAAAAGGAAACGCAATTATTGATTTTCAAGGACAAAACGCCGTTGTTTTATAATTTTTTTTATTTTTGCAACCGAAAATTTGAATTGTTGTGCAGGATTTTTTAGTCACAATATCGTTGAGCAACCTCGAAGGTGCGCGTCTGCTGTGGGACGAGAACCCATACACTGGCAAGCAGGAACTCGGCATGTTCTTGCCTTTGCAGTCTGCGAACATATACAAGACCGACAAGAACTACTGTTATCTGTCGTTCTACGCATCGCAGTTGAGCAAACCCACCGAGAGGATTTCGCACATACTCAAACCGATATACAACGAGGAGAATTTCAAGAAAAGAAAAGAGATGGGCTGCCCGCCGACAAGGTTTATTGGTCGGTTAAGGGCAATCTCAAAACGCAAATACTGATGATTTATGGAGATTAACGATGTTGGAGTTTACATAGGAAAATACGAGAGCGGCACTTGGTCGTGGACGAACATTCAGAACTACTCGCTCGGCACGGGCAGAAACTTGCTTTACCGCAAATGCTCTGGTCTCGAGGATGTCGGCAAGCCGAAGAACATCTACACCGAAACCTACGCCGACAGCGACACCACGAGGATAGATTTTCCCACAACCGTCACCCACGAGGCGACAACGATAACCCTTGACTTGGTGGTTCGCAGAAACCCCGACACCGATGAGGGTGACAATGAACTCAAGGAAATCGTTGACCTTGTGGCTTTCACGACACCGACCGTGTTTTGGGACACCGTTCGCCAGAAAATGGCCGTTATGACGCTTATGAACGCCGCAGAAGCCAAAGAGGACAATTACAAGGGCATGAAATACCTTGAGGTCGAACTGAAATTCAGCAACTTGATGGGCTATTGCCCGTATGTCGGCGACACATTCTCGAACGGGCATCTGCCGAATGTGGAAGCCGCAGCGTTGCCTATAATAACGAAAGTTTTATCTTAATATTTAATACTATGGGAAGACCACGCAAGAGCGGCAACACCGCAAAAAAGACAACAAAGAAAGCCGAGGAAAAACAAGAACAAATCGTTGAAAGCACCGAAATGACACAGACGGCTGAAACTGTTGAGCAACTGCCCGAAATCGGGCTTGAGCAGCCGCAGCAAGAACAAGCGGCAGAAATTGAAAAGCAAGTCCAAGAACCCCAACCTCAACCTCAACAGACAATTCAAGAAATAAAGCCCGCAGACTTGCATGAAGAAGAAGAAATAGAGGTCAAGTACAACCCGTCGGAAAACGACACCCGCGAGATGCTTGATTTTGTAGGCATCTCAAGCATACCTAAATTCCAGAAAAGCGCGGTGTGGGTCAAAGCCATCGCCAAAGTGCTGAAAATAGACACCTCGGTGTCTTGGGTGGTGCTGAAACGCACCGGTGCGAAAACGCACAACATCGAGAAGATTTTCGGTCATTGCGCCGCCATCAAGAAAGTCGGCACACCCATACCTATCGAGGTGATTCCGTACAACTACAGCGCGGCATTCCCGCAGAACAGCACCTACGAGATGTCGAAATTCATATCCAACTACTCCGAACTGACCGTTGACGAGTTGCAGCACAAAACCTACGAGGAATTGACAGACATGATGCTTGACTTGCAAATCAAGATGTACTACGAGGACATTTACAAGAACGAAAAAACAAGAATTGAATAATTATGGCGAACACAAAGAAGAAAGAGAAAACCGAAAAAGTGACTTCTATGCATTTCTGCATCGAGGAGAAAGACGTTGAGAAACAGTTCGACTGCGAATCGTTTTGCTTGTACAAAGCAGGCGGTTTCATGCACTACATGACCAAAGGCGGCTACCACGTCTTTGTCAAACCCGACTACAAGTCGCTGTACGACACGCTTGAGATACTTCTTGATGTGCTGATTGACGGCAAGGACAAGAAAGGCGAGGAGAAAGAGAACCTTCAGAACATCTCGGACTTCGTGTCAGCCATCCTTTTCGCACCGACAATCATCTTCTCCAACGAGGAGTTCATGTTCAAGGCTTTTGAGAACATACAAAAGTTCACCGAAGAGCTGATGAACAAGAGTATGGAAACCTTGCAGAAAGAGGATTTTGACGCGAACAACGACTTCGAGAGCGCGGTGAAATCCGCAGAGGAATTAGTTGAAAATCTCAAAGGCATCGCGGACGCTTTGCCCGAAGACAATAAAGAACAATAGTATTAGCCAATTAAATTTCACGGCTATGGCAAAGAAGATAAGCGGCACGTTGGGCGCAACAAAAGGCCGCAGAAAAAGAAAAAATGCTTCAAAAAAGTAGAAAAGTAAACAATCTACGGAAGACTATACGGCTATTGCAGTCAATACCAGTAGTGTTGTCTGTGGTAGTCGTACTCGGTTTCTTGCTTGATACGTTAGACATCTACATAATGTGGTACGCTTGCCCGCTGTTCGGGTTTTCAATCTACACGCTGTCAATGCTATACGTAATCAGCAGAAGATTGTATGTGTCACGATGGTCACGCATATTGTACCTTAACTTGATTATGGTATCTGTCGTTGACTTGCTTGACACAATATTCAAATTCTCTTATAGATTCTTGTCACTGCAAGAGTTTGTGTTCTCCATATTCATTGCGGTAGTTGTTTCCTCGCTCTGCACTTACATCTACGACAAGTTCAAACACGGATTCTGATTGCACTTCTGACATTTTTTTCTTTTTCACCGCAACTATACATTTATTTTTGTATTTTTGCGGTGTTTTTGTTTTGCGGATGTTTCAATGGGAAAGTCAAACCACATAAGGAAAATCAAACCAAGAGAGTCAAGAAACCCGCTACACAGAGCGCAAAGGAAGAGATTTTAGTTTTATAAAACCGAGAATATGAAACGCAGAAAAGAGGTCGGAAGACTTGACATAGAAAACCCGAAATGCAAATGGCACAAAACCGTTTACTTGGAAGACGGCAAGCTGATGAAAACTATTCACGACGGCAGTTTTACACCAGTAGAACCAGAGCCTGAAATGTTGCCGCTTTATTTTGAGGGGAGACAAATCAACAGTCACGTTGGCGTAGTTTCAACGCTTGAAACCGCACCGAATCTTGAGTGGTGTTGGGACAACAAAAATTGGAAGCCATGGCCGTACACCACTATTGATGGAGAACACAGATTTGACCCATTGCTTCTGTCTGCTGTCGGTGACAGAATTTACGTCCGTGGCAACAACCCCGACGGGCTGGCGTTTATGCAAGAAGACGCAGAAATGCCGAGTTTCACCAGTTTTGCCATCGATGGCAGCGTTTCAGCAGGAGGAAATATAATGTCGCTTCTTGACAAGACGATGGAATTGACCGAGGTTCCTGATTTAGGATTTATGGGCTTGTTCGCCATCATGGATGAAGACGTTGAACCTGTGCTCCTTACCCCTCCATCAATGGACACAATCACCTCTATCGGTTATGGCGGATGTACCGGTATGTACGGCGGCTGCACGTCTCTGACCGCCGCCGCCGCGATGCCCGCCGTGACCACCATCGGCGAACAAGGATGTTCCGACATGTACATAGGCTGCACGTCTCTGACCGCCGCCGCCGCGATGCCCGCCGTGACCACCATCGGCGAACAAGGATGTTCCGACATGTACATAGGCTGCACGTCTCTGACCGCCGCAGCAGATATGCCGTCTTTGACCACCATCGGAGACCACGGATGTACCGGTATGTACGGCGGCTGCACGTCTCTGACCGCCGCCGCCGCGATGCCCGCCGTGACCACCATCGGCGAACAAGGATGTACCGGTATGTACGGCGGCTGCACCTCCCTTACCGCCGCAGCAGATATGCCGTCTTTGACCACCATCGGAGACCACGGATGCGACGGTATGTATTATGGTTGCACCTTCAATATGTCGGACGATGGTACGACGCTGAACTTCGCCTTCCCCACACCGCCCGTCACGGCTGGAGAAAACACCTACTCCACCGCCTACGATGTGGCGCAATGGATGGGCAACACCAACGGGTTTGAAAACCAATCAAACGTGTAACAGAAAACGACAAAAAACAACAACAGAGCAATGGCAGAAAAAGAAAGCTTTGACATAGACGGCTTGATGGTGTTCAGAAGCGACTTGACAGCCGTAGACCAAGACGGCAACACGGTTGCAAGCGTCATCACACCCGACAAATACGTCCAAAGCGGCAAAGAACCAGTTTCTGACGAACAGATGGGCAGGTTCACCAACACCACCGCCTATTGGGAGGAGCATGCGACATACATACCGAAGAAAGGCGATGTGATTATCTATTCTGACGGAGGGAGCATAGAGCAAGGCGGTGTGACCGTTTATGTGCCTAAAATCAAGATAGGTGACGGCACGACAACGGTCGTAAATTTGCCGTTCACCGACAGCGACACACAAGGCGGGATTGCCGGCACGCTTGACACAACGAACACATCATCGCAGACACCTGTTGCAAGCGAGTCTTTGACGGGGAATGTCAAGTTGCACAAGGTGGCGAAGACGGGAAGTTATGACGACTTGAACAACAAGCCGACAATCCCCACCGTCAACGATGCGGTGCTTACCATTCAGAAAAACGGCACAACGGTTGACACTTTCTCGGCAAACGCCTCGCAGAACAAAACCATAAACATAACAGTGCCGACAACCGCATCGGATGTCGGTGCGTTGCCTTCAAGCACGAAATACGGCTCGTCTATAAGTATGACCGTGAACCAAACGACATTTGTCGTCACGGCGCAGCTGAAAGACCAAGACGGCAACAATCTCGGCAGTGCGCAGACAATAGACTTGCCTCTTGAGAGCGTTGTTGTCAGCGGCTCTTATAATGCGCAGACAAAGAAAGTGGTGCTGACCTTGCAGAACGGCAGCACGATAGAGTTTTCCGTTGCCGATTTGGTTGCCGGTTTGCAGAGCGAGATAACGGCGCAGAATCCTTTGAGTGCGGACTTGGTTGTTGACGGGACTACGAACAAGGTTTTCACGTTGACGATGAAAACCAAACTTGACGGCATCGAGGCGGGCGCGGAGGCTAACGTGCAATCAGATTGGAATCAAAGCGATAATACGGCGGACGATTTCATCAAAAACAAACCAACAATACCTACTAAATTAGACGATTTAGAAGGTGTGTTTGTCGATGATTCAACGCTTGAAGATTATGACGTGTTGGTTTATAGCGAACTTCACGAGGTGTGGGAAAACCAACGGTTGCATTCAGTTGCTTACACAGGGGATTACAATCAGCTGAGCAACAAACCAACAATACCAGCCGCGCAGGTGAACGCCGACTGGGACGCAAACAGTGGAGTGGCGCAGATTCTGAACAAGCCTACTTTGACAACCGTTACATTCAGATACTGGTAATTATGCTTACAAGATACAAGTTATACGTAGGAAGCAACAGATACAAGCTCAAAAGCCCGTCTTTCAGCGGTAAAGGCTCTTTTGTGCTTGGCGTAGCGTTGACGGTGACAGAAAACGTATCTGCCCACAAAGACGTGACTTGCTTTGACGGTGCGGACGGCAGTATAACTGTTGCGGCGAGCGGCGGTACAGCACCTTATGTCTATTCGTTAGACCAGAATTTCACGACCACGAACAGCACGGGTGTTTTCAGCGGGCTTTCCGTTTCGGGTACTGTATACGAAAGCACAGACCAATACGGGGGCATTGTCGTGTGCCACAAAACCATATATGCAAAAGACGTGAACGGCAGAATTGGGCGTGTTGACGTGGAATTGAAATCACCTGTTGAGTTGGATTGGGTTTTGCCCGACAACATAGTCCATTATGCAACCGCTGAGGAAATAAGCAGCGGGTATGCGACAGTGATATTGCCATTTACTCCATATCCGACCACCACGTCTAATAACTATGAAGAAATTGCCACTCCCGCTATACCTCTTGATAATCGTTATCAGTTAAGTACTACCTCTGACACAACGACATATAATATGCGTTACATTTCGTCCAATGATTGCGGTGATGCTGATAAGTCTTTCACAATAACGATTTACAAGTTCACTTTTGCAGAAAACACATCTGCACATCACGATGTCACTTGTTTCGACGGCGGAGACGGTTCAATCACAGTGCAGGCATCTGGCGGTGTCGCGCCTTACAAGTACTCGCTTGACCAGACATTCGCCACACATAATACTGACGGTGTGTTCAGCAACCTGTCAATCACAGGCTCTGTCACCGAAGGCACTGACGAGTACGGCGGCATTTTGATATGTACCAAAACAATCTACGTGCGTGACGCTAACGGACACACGGCAAGCCTTGACATCCAACTGAAATCACCTGTTGAACTTGAATGGCTGAACGTGCCGGATGATATGACCGTGTATTGCGATGCTGGGCAGAATTACGCGACCGTAGACTTGTCAATGATACGCCCGAGCACAAGCGCGAACAACTATGTGTATGATATAAGCGGAAAGGCTATCGATGACCATTATCCCGTAGGTTCGCATACAGTTACATTCACCGCAGAAAATGATTGCGGAGAATTGATTGAAGATGTGCTACACATCACCGTCCTACCGAATTAACGAATAAAACATAAAAAACACAAATATATGCCCACAGACACCAAAGTAAACGATTTGAAGATAAACGTGCTGTCAGAAGCGCAGTACGAGCAGATAGCCTCGCCGTCAGCCACGGAACTGTACCTTGTCCCCGAAACAGTGGACACCACACCCACGAGCGGCAGCACAAACCCCATAACAAGCGGTGGCGTGTACAATGCTTTGCAAAACATACCCGAGCAAGAACAGTCCGATTGGAACGAAACCGACGCGACAGACCCCGCATACATCAAGAATAAACCAACTCTTGGAACTGCCGCAGCAAAAAATGTGCCGTCAAGCGGTGACGCTGCAACAACGGAGGTCGTGATGGGCGACGACACAAGGCTTTCAGATGCAAGAACCCCCACATCGCACACGCACGGCAACATCACCAACGACGGCAAGGTGGGCAGCGCAAGCGGCAAGATACTCACAACGGGCACGGGCGGCGCAGTGCAGGCGAGCGACAGCATAACAAAGTCGATGATTAGCGACTTTCCTGCTTTGGCGGCAGTAGCCACCTCGGGGAGCTATAACGACTTGACAAACAAGCCAACGATACCGACCGTGCCCACGCACCGCACTGTCAACCACGAGCAGATAACGGACTCTTCGTTTGGCGACATCAACCTGCACGATGGATTCTATTTCCCCAATGCCGTGCAGGACTACGATGGCAACTGGTACGGGGCTGTCGTGATCGGCGACCAAGTGTGGCTTGGCGAGAATTTGAGAACGACGCATCTCGCAGATGGAACAGTAATAAACGCCGGAGGAAATAATACAAGTTCAACCATTAGATATTATTATGACAATTCTTCATCAAATATTCCTCTTGAAAAACGCGGCTATTTATACAATTGGAGTTCTGTTATGAATGGTTCTTCAGCGAGCGATGCGAATCCAAGCGGCGTGCAAGGTGTTGCGCCAAACGGATGGCACGTGCCAAGTGTTCAAGAATATGATGAATTGTTTAGTTATATTGGTAAGCAAAATCGCTATATATATTCAGACAATTCGTCTTATGTGGCTAAATCATTAGCCTCTACATCATATTGGTCAACCAATAGTTCCTCTGGAGCGGTCGGTAACGAACAATCAAAAAACAACACGACTTTGTTTAATGCGTATCCTTTAGGAAGATACAATTCCGCTTTTGAATTGACATTTACAGATGCCATATTTATTACTACAAGTGCACACACAAACGGAAATCCTAAAGGTAAATATATCAAATATACAAGAAGTTATGTATCTCAAGATGTTTATGGTAAAGCAGTAGGTTTATCCGTCCGTTGTGTTTCCGACCTCACCCCTCTACAGTTTCGCGACTGGTACGTCAAGACCTACGGCACGCTGCAGCATAAGCTGGACGAATTACCTTCGATGAGTGGGAACTCCGGCAAGGTGTTGGCTGTGAATGGCACAGAAACAGATGTCGAGTGGGTGAGACCCGTCACTGTTTACAGCGGCTCGTCAGAACCTTCGGCGTCGTTGGGCGAGGACGGTGATATTTTCATTTTAGCTTCTTAAATATGGCAAATATTACATTCATTAAAGAGCAAGGAAAGTGGCAAAAACAAAAAATGTATTTTGTAAAAGTATCTTCCAAATGGGCTGGTGTAAAGATGGTATATAAAAAAGAAAGCGGGAAATGGGTAAAACAAAGCGACATTTCCGCGATGTTCGACCCGAACGCGCTGTATTTTAAGGGATAAAGAAAAGTCCGCATTTATAATGATGCGGACTTGTTTATTTTTATCGTTAGGTAATCTGTCGCTTGTGGCGTGTTTATCAAGAAAACAATTTTTTGCCACTCTGTTGTAAGCTCTCTGTTTTCAAACGTGTCATAAGACAACGATTTGTCGTCTTCGTCAAAATAATATATTTTGGTGTCTATGTTCACGTTGTCATCGGATTTAGCGTAAAAGACGATTGTGTATGCCGTCTCTTCTTCGACAAAAACCTTTTGCTCGAAAGAGATTCCTGCGATGGTGTCTGAAAACTCAACGTGCAAGCCATCTTTGCAGGAATCTCTTTCGAGCAAAAGGTTTTTGTCGAAGAAGAGA